GTAGATCGTCTACCATACATTGACGCTAGGTCATGTGGTGTACCGTAAGATCTTCCTGATTGAGCTGGGTCATTACCTTCTCCTTCTATTTGAGCTAATCTAAAGTTTCTCTTGAAATCTTCTCTAATTAGTTCTCGCATCTCGTTATACTTATCTTCTGATAAGTGGAAGATGTTATCGTAGATATAGTCTGTTGAGAATAATTTAGTATCTAGCATTTGAGCTGCTAAATCAATCTTCTCTTTCATTAAAGCAACTCTCTCTTGTTCGTAAACAATAGATGGGTTTGTTAATTTAATTTCGAAGTTAACTAGAGATTCACCAGTAAAGCCTTGAGCATATAAATGGACTAATGCAATCTTAGTTAATTCAGATTCCATAATCTTTTGCACTCTTTCTACTGTTCTAGCAAAACGAATATCTTCTGCTGCTAAGGTTGCTTTACCTTGTAATTCTCCTTCGTATCCGAAATAAGCTTTAGGTATCTTTAATGCAGCAAATAATTTATCTCTTAAGTAAACAACGTCATTTGTACCGTCGTACTCTAATCCTTTTGTAGTCTCAATACGAGTAGAAGTATCACCTCCCCTTACAGGCAAGTAGAAATCTTCCATCATATTCTGAAGGTTGAATCGTAAGTTATATTGACCATCTTGACCCATGTAAGGAGTCTTTTTCATAGTGTTGATAGTCTTTTGCATAAACTGTTCAACCTCTGCTGGTGGTATTTGACCTACGTTAATATAAAACATTCTCTTCTCTGGAGCTCTCATGATACGGTGAATCAACATCGCATCTTCCATTAAAGTTAATTGTTTAAAAATCTTACGAGCTGGTTCTAAATAAGAACGGCCATAAGGTAAGTAGTTAGTATCTGATATTAAACGGAAGTGAGCTACTTCGTAGTTGTCTAACTTAATTACTTTCTTGTTTGTATTTGGAGTATAGTTAGGACTTTGAGAAGTCGCTAAACCGTCTAAGTCAATTTGGAAAGTTACTTTTGTTGGATTATCCTCTTCTTCTCCTTCATGTCTAGAGATATGGTAAACTGTATAAGGTAGTATATTATATACTCCTAATCCGTCTGCAATTTCTAACTTCAAAAAGAAGTCTCCGTACTTAACCATATTACGAGTCCATGACCATAAGTTAAATTCGATATTAAGTACATCGTAAAATAAATTATATAATACTCGTTGTATATTTTCGTCAGAAGATCTAATAGCTAAAACTTCACCAAAGTCATTTTTTACTGTTGCTTCATCGGCTATAATGTCTAATGCAGAAGCTAAAATAGGATCTGTATCCATCGCTTCGTAATCAGAGTATAGCTGAATTCTTAGAGTTTGAAAGTTTAAGTTTGGATTGAATATATTTCTATTATTATAGATATACAATCTACTAAACCTATCTATAAGAGAGTTGGTCTGGTATTTACCAGTTGTCTGTATTTGATTAGGATCAACTACTTTTAATTCATCACCACCAACGTTACGTATAATAACGTCTGTAGCAAAGAGTCGCTGTAGTCTACTAAATAAGCCTTTATCTGCCATTTAATTAAAATGTCTTTAGTTATAAATAGATTCGTTTAAAATAACCAGCTGATATCTTCTTTCTGCTGGCCACCCATGTCTATAAGATACGGATTATTTCGGTGGGATCCAACTGTTGATATAACAGCTTGGTTTTTTGCATTAAGGTTTCCAAAAGAGGAAAGCTGTGCTCTAGCTAAGTCAAGACCTTGTTGTCTTAGTCTTAATGCGGTATCTCTTACATACAGTGAGGTTGCGAAGGCCATCACTAAATCGTCATTATAATTTGTTTGAGCTTGTGCTTTTCCGTTCTTCCATACAAACACTCGCATCTCGTGTAATAATCTTTTAGACTGTACCGTAACTGCTTTTTCCCTAATATACTCAGTCATCTTAGCAACCACTAAAGGACGGGTTCTCATTGACATTGTAAAGCCGGGAACGAGTTTTTCTCTTTCGTACTTAGACATATAAGATTCAACTGTATCCATGTTGGAAGTTGAACTATAATATATATTTTTATATTCTCTTTCTAGTATCTGTTCTATGGTAGACCACCCTATATTTGCGTTTTCTACTACTAAAAGTGCATCGTTATATTCAGAAGCAATACCTACAAGAACGTTTCCAAATTCTTTTGGAGATAACTTTCCTTTGTATTCTGCTACCTGTACACAACTTTCTATATCCATTACGTGAAACGTAGAATAGTCAGTAGAGTCGCCTCTAGATACGTCGGCTGTAACCATATAAGATTTTGAGTAATCAGGACTTTCCCATACCCATAAATTACCGTCAACTCCTCTTTTTTCTGCTGGATCTTTCTGATAAGTTTCTTCATAAAATATTAAATCTTCTGGTTCAAATACGGTTTCACCTGATGATAAGAAGTCACAATCACACTCCTGTGCAGCCATTCGAGGACCTAAGTCTCTGTCTTGTTGATCCCTCCAGGTTTGATTTCTTTCAGGGTGTACAGTCCAAGGTAGTTTAATAGGTATGAATGAATTTTCTCCTGTTTCTGCTTTAGCATATGTAGAATGGAACCAGTTACCAATACCGTTAGGAGTTGATAAAGCCATACACTGACCTCCGGTTGCTAGGGTTTGTTGTGCAGCTGTAAAGGTTTCTTCAATGTTATCAATAAAAGCGGCCTCATCTATTAAAAGTAGAGATACTGCCTCTGAACGAGCAGCATCTGAATTACTTGATTTAGCTTGAATTTTTGATCCGTTTTTTAATCTCAACGATAATTTATTCTTCTCTACTGCCTGTAACCGTAGCCACTTAGGTAACTGCTCGTACATAAATTGTACCTTTGTTACCAGGTTTCTAGCTGTTGCTTGTGTAGTTGCTAAGGCTAATACGTTTTTATCTTTATGAAAGATCATTAACCATAAAGAGTAGCCAGCTGCTAAGGTTGATATACCGAGCTGTCTAGACTTTAAAGTAATAAGAAATTGATTATCTCTAAATAAATGTAATACTTTCTCCTGAAATGGGTAAAGATTAAAAAGAATTCTACCTCGGGTAGGATGCTGGATGTAGCAGTACTTTTTCATAAAGTACGCCGGGTCCTTAGCACATTTTATATATTCTTGTGCTATTATATTTTTAATATCTTGCGACATAACTTATTGTTTTTTATATTTCTATCCCTCGGATCTTATCTAAAGTTCCGAATCTAGCTTGAGCTCCTGCCGAGTTTGGTTTCTTAAATATCTTACGAACGATTACACCGTTTAGGTCTTGCATCTCGTCTGTAAAGTAGAAATCTCCGTCTCTCTTTCTTAAGTGGGCATATAGTATACCACCATGGTGTTCTATAAACTCATCTACCGTTATGAATTTTCCATTTTTTAAATTAAGGGTGTTTCCTTCTACTTCAAACTTAACATCCATGTCTCCTTGGTAGTAATAATCGATAGGCCCGCCCATTATAGGGATCCCTCTTACAATTCCTTTTAGTAGTGATTCCGGTATTTTTCTAGATACATCTGGTACTAATTTATTACCTGCTAAGTTAACACCTTCTAAGTCATTATCTTCAACTCTATTTTTATAAAACTGATATGCATCTTCGTAAAAATCCGTTAACCATTCTCTCAATTGTGAATTTTCTGCTGCCATTGCTGACATTCCGGTCAATCCTCCACCGGCTAAAGTAGGTGCGGATCCTCCTTTTGCTGATACTTTTAGATCAGCTCCTTTTACTTTTAAGATAACATCTGCATAAGGTTCTTTACCGAGACCGTTGTTACCTTCTACTTTAGTTGCTGACTGTACTCCGTTAATTTCTAATCCATTTGTACCTTTAATTGTTTTAACTCCCGGTACTGCATTAATAGCATCAACCAAACCGTGCTCTTGTCTTTCCGAAGTCTTTGTCTTACTTCCTACTCCTCCGAATTCTTTTGTCTTTTTAAGAGCGCTAAAGCTTACATCATTTCCTTCCTGGTCTTTGAAGAAAGGGAAATGGTTGATATGATTACCACCAATCTTCTTAATTGCATCTACTTCCATTGAGTAAAATAAAGGTGCGTAGGAATCGTCAGCATATGTTAATGTACTTTGACTCCCGTCTAAAAACTCAAATGGACTTTTATTTTCTATCTTGTCATCTAAAACTCGTAATCGTGAATACTTTCTACTTGCTTCACTAAACTCTTTCCAATCAAGTTTAGCTTCATCTATTCTAAATCCAAATAAGGATTCAAATAGCTCCATATCCTTTTCGTTAGATAAATCAGGATACCCTTTCTCACATCTGTAAGACCATTCTAGTATTACTTTTTCTACTAAATTCATTTATTTTGGTTCTTCTGCTGGTTCTTGAAATTCAACGTCTTCTCCTCCTAGATCAGCTCCTCCTTCTTCTCCTGCTCCTGCTTCTGGTGCTGGTTCCTCTTCTGCTCCGCCGCCTTCTCCGCCTGGGAAATCACCTCCGGTAGTACCTCCACCGCCGCCGCTTGATCCATCATCTTCTCCACCTTCTCCTGGTTCTCCACCTGTGTTAGGTCCGTACTTAAGTAGTTCGTTTAATTTATCTAAAGCTTGTTCGAAATCTGCAAGCTTATTAATGTAGTAACGTTTTCCTTGAATTTGTGCTTCAAATCCTTTACCGGTCCACTTTAATATAAAGTTCTGTTTGTTTTTTAATTCAACTCTAAAAGTAGAAGGACGAGGTGCTACCCATAAAATTTCTTCTACGAATTCACCATATTGATTTGTAAGTAGAGACTCTACAGCTTGCTTTAGACTAGGAAATTTACCTAACATTTTATCTGTAGCAGTTTCTAATACTGTTTCTTCTCCTGCTTTATCTAATGGCTTCTCATCTGTTTTCTCTTCAGGCTTCTTTGCAGGTTCCTCTTTAGGTTCTTCTTCTTTAATTAACTCTGCTAAAGACTTATCTTCTAGAATTGATTCATTCATAGAACGTCTTTGCTTCATCATAGCATATTGAGCTGGATATTCAGTTCTTAGGAAGTGACGAAGAGCATTGAAAGTTTTACCTACTACTTCAAATACCTGTCTTGCTTTTTCATCTTTACGTATATCATCTATATGCATTAACTGCTTAGTAGAATCTACTGCTGCTGATAAGTTAAAGAATAAATTCTCAAAACTAGGTAATTGGATTATCTTATGTCCAACTGATCCAGTTTCTTGATTTACTTTATCTGTCTTAAAATATGTAGATAAATCTTTGTTAAAGAAATCTTCATCCTTTATAGGACCGTATTTATCTTCTATTGACTTTATAAAATCTTTTGGTAATTGATCTGGCTTTACAGTAGTTCCTTCTGCTTCGTCTATTACACTTTCTTTGAAAGGTCTTGGACAAGGTGTACCCTTAACATGGGTATGTCCACATCTTCCGCAGTGTGTAGCTTTCTTTTCAGTTAGTACTTCGAAATAAGCTTCTTCAATAAGGTCTCTGAATTCTGCTTTATTCATTATTTCAAGAATGTTAATTTGTATAGAGTGCTTTGAATTAAATCAACTACATTATCTACACTATTTTGAATATTAGAATCTTGTGGTAAGTTTGCTCGTTGAGCATCTACAGTCTCTAGTAAAGTTTTGAAATACTCTACTACATTATTATCTTCTAGGTACTGTGCTGGTGCTGCGTATCCTCTTAGTATACCGTAACGTCCTTGTAGTAATTCTGCTAAAGCGTCTATGATACCGGGTATACCGTTATAGTACGCACATAATGCCATATGCTGTGCATATGAATCTGATTGTAAGTGGTATATATGAGCTTGTGTTGCTGATTCTAATATCAAAGAGATAAACTCAGTAGATTTTGTATCTGCTGATGCTTCTGGTTGTTCTTCTGCTTGAGCTTGAGGTTCTACTTCTGTAGAAGGTACCTCTACTTCTGGAGCCTCTGCCTTAACAGCATTCATCTCCTTTGATATCTCTTGAACAGCTTTTCTCAATTCTTTTATTTTCATTTTTATTATTTTAGTATCCTTGGCGCTTGATAGAAGCATTCACAAAGTTAACTGCGTGTTGCATTGGTATATCCCAGATCTTAGATAGTTTTTTTAAGAAGTTTAATACCATTGCATCTCCTTCAGGATTAACTCCTCCTTCGGAAATTCCACCTTTATCACTAACTATTTTTCCGTTTTTAAGTACTGCCATAAACTGTGGTGTACCTCCTTCAAAATTCTTACCGTATTGTTGTAAAGAACTATCTAAATGAGCTAACATTACTCTACCTCCAGGTCCAATTACAGCTTGGAACATTTGACCTCTAAAGTCAATTATGTCACCTACACTGTATGCTTTTCCTGTTATATCAACTGCTGTTTCATCACCCTCTTCTTCTTTCTTCAAGCTCTTTTCTTTAGCCATCATATTTTGAACCTTTTCGATAGTTTCCATATCTTTAGGTGTCATTTTCATCTTACGAGTAAACTCTTTAGTCTTTGGATCTTGTACTAATTCAGTTTCATGTTTAGCTTCATCCATATCGATATTACTATCAATTACTTCTATGTTTTGAGTACCGAAGTCCATCTCTAAGTCATAAGCAATTTCAGGATTAGTAAAGTAGTATGTATCTGATCCGTTAATATCTACAGCTTTACTGTAAGCAGGATTATCTTGAATAATCTCTAACGCTCTTTTTGCATCTCTAACAGCTACCTTAATATAGTATGTACCTTCTGGTGCTTCAGCTAATTTTGTACCAGCTTGAGCCTTCTTCATACCGTACATCTTATTTCTAGCTGCATCTCTTTCTGCTGGCATCTTTGCAGTATCGTTAGCTATTGCCTCTAAATCTGCAATAGATTCTGGAGCACCTTCACTAAACATCTTTTGGAATCCTGCAAATTTCTCTGGGAAGTATGCTCTATAATAAGCTCTTTTAGCATGGTCAATTAAACCATCTCTATCTGTTTGGTACTCTTCCCACTCATCCCAATAAAAATCAACTGCTTCTTCTACTGCTGATTCAAATTCTCTATCAAAAGGCATTGGCATATTTTCTGGTTCTCCTAAGTCTTTATGAATTGATCTATTCATAATACTTTGATCTGAACTACCCCAATCTTCTTTTAATACAGCTTTTTTAATAGCTTTATCTTTTACGCCTTTATATTCAGCTTCTGGTGATTCAACATCACCATCTTTATCAAAATCTTTTTTAGCTTTAACTGCTTCTTTCTTTACCATTGCTTTTTTAATAGCTTTGGTTTTTACTCCTTTGTATTCTGCTTCCGGAGATTCTACATCTCCATCTTTATCAAAATCCTTCTCTGCTTTCTTAGCTTCATCTACATTAGAATCTAATTCCTGATCTGCCCCTGTTCCGGCAACAGCTGCGTCTAACTCAGCTTCTAATTTTTTCTTTTCTGCCGTCAAAGCCTTTAACTCAGGTACTACAGATTGATCACCACCTTTGTACTTAGCTGCAAGAGCTTTCATCTTAGCGACAATCTCTCCATGTTTTTTCTGTATGCTTCCTACTGATGCTTCATTCGTTGGAGTTTCACTTATTCTGTTTTTCTCGTGGTATGATTTATATAAAGCTTCTGCTTGTTCTCCCTGTCCGGCATCTTTTAACTTAGTTATTAAGTTGTGTATGTTTCGAGCTTGTTCGCTACCGCGAGTATACCATCTATGGTCATCCGACATCATATAATACCAATCGTGAGATTTTAAAGCTTGTTCTAATTGAGCCATTAAATCTCCCTGTGGTTCTTCTTTCTTGCCGTAAATTTGAGTCGAGTCATATGCATCTTCTTGCATATTTCCGTCTAACTTAGCCCATACTTTTAATATGTTTGCTTTTAAAACATCTTTATTTACAAATGGCTCTCCGGCTCCTTTCATACCTACTTGTCCGATTTTCTCAGTAAAAGTAAAATCTGATAGTACTATATTTCTATCTTGATCTACATGAAAAGAGAATTCATCTTCTTTTCCGTCTTTGTATTCGAAGTAAACATCGAAAGCCATTGGCTCTAATCTTAAGATCTTTCCAGATGCAATTTCAAGGCCGTCTTCTTTTAACGCCATTGCTACTGCTTTGGCTACATCTTTTGAGATTGCTTTTGTTTGTTCTAAATCAAATTCAAGTCCTTCTTCTGCTTCTTTAATTTTTTTAGTATCAAGAGGCTCTCCTTTTTTATGAAGTTGTACTTGAACGCCTTTCTTAGCTAATTCCTGAGCTTTGTTTTCGTCGTCAGTATGTATTACACCTTTATCCATTTCTGTAAGTATGTTTAATTTGT